AGATAAATCATTTACTGCTTGTTCTAACTCTGCACGTAATTCTTTAGTCAGTGTGTAGTTCTGCTTTGTTGCTAGATGCTTTTCCATAAAGTCAAAGTATCGTGCTACTGTTTCGTTCCAATGTTCTCTGCGTCCCTTGTCATCTAAGTAACGACTGTACCTGGACTTAGCAATAAAGGTATTATAAGGTGTCATGCTGTATGCTGTCATTCTTCTTCCGTCCAATCTACTTCCTTAAGAAGTCTATTATAATTATTTTCAATGATATCACCGAAGGTTTCAACTAAATCTTCTGAAGCTATATCGAGTAGCTCCAGAAGTATTACTTCATCTAAACTCTTCAACCGTTCTTTTAACTCTGGCAGTGTAAGAGTATTCACAGTTTATTTCTTCTTAACTATTTTAGTAGCTGATTCTTTAGCTGGAGTAGCAGTCATACACTTCTCAGCAAACTCAATTGCTTTCTCAGCAGCTTCAATCATTGCTCGTAATTGTTTGATAGATTCTTGTGGTTTGTAATCAGATACCCAAAACTGAGTAGCATCTTTTAAACCTGTCTGAATTGTAAAATCAACCCACCAATCAGCAGCATCTTTGAATGCACCATCTACATTAACGAATGCGTTGTTCTTAGGAAAGAACTTATTAAAATTAATTGTGTCTTTAGCTTTTTTAGTATCAAACATTATATACTCCTTTAATTGTTTATGTGTTAACATATATTATACTCTTATTTAATGTAGTTGTCAATCATCCGTTGCAGATACCACTGTGCTTTCTTCAGATCTTCAACTCCGTTCTTGTGCTTCCATCGCCATAGGTACTTGATAGCGTTGCCAGTACACATAGCTTCCATTCCATCTAAATCTTTCACCACCTGTGCAATAGCATCGATACATTCTATGTCTCCTTGTGTATAGTGTGCAGGAGAGTTAACCATATCTTTATCATCTGCCATTGTTACTTGATTCAATCCTTTAAAATACTTCTCTAAAGTAAAAGGTTCTCCCATTAATTCATATCCATAATGTGCTGGCATTGCTACTGGGTTCATAGATATTTATCCTTTAAGAATTTAAGAGACACAAACATCTCATCAAAGCAACCATCATTTACTTCATGCAACACTACGATACCTCGCCAGTAGTGATTACCTTGAGCACCCATGTAATCTTCATCGTGCTCGTAGCAACTACCAGCTATGATAGCCGTAAGAGTTTTCCCATCTGCTCTAATAGCGTAAGCAACTTGTCTACCTTGTTGATGACCCACCACACACGACTGGTGTTTCTTGGAGATAATCGCTGAGGCTGATCCAACAGGTCTATTAAGAGCACCCGCAGTAACGTAATGGGCATATAGAACACCATCAATAATGATAGGCTGCTCAAACGGTATAACTTCCCAACCAGCTTCAACATACTTTAGATCCTCTATAGAAATAGTTCCATCCAGCATTGAATCATTCTCTACTGCACGATTGATACGATGTTCATGGTTACCTATTGTCAACACCATACGTGGTTTGTAGACCTTCTCCTTATTCTTACGCTGCCTTGCTTGTAAAGTTCGTAAAGGTTTAAGGAGAATATCCATAGCCTGTTGTGTTGCCATTACATCATGCTTATATCGTCTGCCCTCGAATGACTTCTTTCCTTTGTCGTAACTTGATAAGCTTGGCATGTCCGCAAAGTCGCCAATATTAATAATAACATCAGGACGCTTCTTAACAATGTAGTTTCCAATCGCTCTTAGGAATGAGTAATCATGTCCTGGTTTTACTTGTACATCAGGTATTACTAGATGCGTCGTCATAAGTATTTCCTATTTGATATCCGTACAAAGAAGATAATGCACGATTAAATACTTCTGTTACTTCATAGTGAGTAGACCCATCAGGAATAGATGTGCTTAAAGTAACCACAGTACCGTCAGGTTGATTCTCATATTCAGCAAGTGTAATATGTATTCTCATTTCTTTCCTTTTATTAATAACATAATATCTAACTGGTGTTTTAAATCGTTAACCTTCTGCACCATATCAAAGAAGTGTTCTGCATCTACCAGGGCTAATGGCTTACTGTTGTTTTGCTTTAAGACAACCAGTGGCTCAACTAGTCCATGTGTTCTTGCTTGTTCATAATCTTTGTATACCGCAATAGCTGCACGATTCTTACACTCAATTGTGTAATTAACCAGCGACCTAGCAGCAGAGGATAACTGTACATCTTCTCCACCTGCTCCCATGCTTGTTGACCTAACATCATCAGTGGTTAGAGTAGGGAATCTTTGGAGTATCTGATCCCTGCACCACTGTTGTAACTTTCTTCCTTTTGCTTTTGCTGACTGAGGTTTCAAGTTTAATTACCTTCCGTTTAACTATCATCTGCTTAGGGATAGTGATACTGTTATTGCACATTCCATCAGTGATAGTACCTGCTAGTTCAATCTGTTGGTCATCTTCGTATACTACAAAGCCAACAGTCTTACATTGCAAGTCTTCTCGCTTAGGTTCGTGCCATTCTCCCTGAGCTAGTGCATCCAACCACTCAACCAATACTAGACTGGAGGAAGCCACATTTGGTTTGGTTCTCTTCGTATCCACAATAGCTGAGCGTTCTCCAAGACTCGCTTGTCGTCTCCCTTGTACGCTTCGAGTACAGTAAGATACATTTCCTTTTCGTTTTTGCATTCTTTAAGTAGCCTTTCTGCTTTAACTGTTCCAATGCCTTTGATACCGATGATATTGTCAACTCTATCTCCCATAAGTATCTGTTTATAAAAGTTCTTAATGCCTTCTTCTTCAGTGATATAGTAGAATGTATCCTTAACAAAGTTATAGTGATCTCCTCTGAGCATATCTAAATCTTTGTCGATAGAACAAATACAGTATTCACCTTCTGTCATCTCATAAGCAGCAATACCAATAGCATCATCTGCTTCTTGGTCTTCAATCATTACAAATCCCCAGGCTTTCTGCATGTAGTCTCTGAGTCTGTCGTAATGCTTGGGCTTAGCAGATTTTCTATTACCTTTATAAGGTGCAGTGATAGCTACTTCATTTCTAAAGTTACGCTTACCAGTTAAATATCCTTGGTATGATTCAAAGTTATTAAAGAGTAGCATGTCTTCAATGAACTCACTACATCTAGCAATCGCTATTGACTCTGGTTCTTCTTCAGAAGCAAAGCCAATGCGATAGACTAGTATGTCCCCATCAATCAGGGCTTTAAACATTAAAGAGCTTCTTCTTCCAAGTCAGCAAGGTTAACACCTTCTGGTTTGTACTCAATCAATTCCTTGATAATCAACTTCGATACACCAACACCAACTCCAGACTTACCCTGGAAGTTATACTTGTAAGGTTTAATCAAAGCAACTGCCTTAGATCCGTTAGCTACTTTAGCTTTAATAACATTACCTCCTTCATCTACTGCAGTAATAGGGTAGAGTTTGCTCTTAGCAGTAATGAAGAATCCTTGGTCAGGTTTCTTGGCATCGTTGCGTACATTGATACCCATCTCCATCAAAGTCTTAACAGCATCCTTACTTAGATTGCTCAAGTCTACTTGATATTTACCTGAGAGTTTATTTGGTTCATCCAAAGCAGCCCAGAAAATGTCAGCTTGAATCGGTAAAGGTTTATTCATATCCATTTATTTCTCCTATTAGAATTACAACATATATTATACCACGTTTTAGTGCAACTGTCCACTACTTTCACTATCTAATTTGTCTTCATATTCAAGGACTTGTATTGATCTCTTTAACAATTCAAGAGTCTCTTGATTAGGTAGACATGTATATACAACTAAGTAATCCTTATCATTGCCTAGGATTACCATTGGGTCTACACCTTCAGGAATATTCATGGACGCATACCAACTTCCTTGATAGCTTTGAGATATACTTCCATTGATTGTAGTTCATTCATTACTTCTAACAACTGTTGACGAACACAAGCAACTGAATCACCTGTTCGTAATGCTTCTAATACTGCGTCTTTGATTATGCTCATCAATGTGTTTCCTTCCATGAGTTACCTACTTTATATTCACCAGACAAAGGACAACGCATCTCTAATACTTTACCTGCATTCTCAATTGACTGTACTCCAATCCTGCCTACCATATCTGCGTATGATTCCTCTACTTCAATCTGCCATTCGTCATGCACGTTAGCTACAAACTTGTAATCAATATTAAATTTACTAAGTGATTCATCTAACAGCACAACTGCTTGCTTCATGACAACCGCACCCGCACTCTGGAGTAGTGTGTTGAGTGCTGCATGGTCAGATCTAACCTGTAGTCTACGTCCATCAAGACCTGGTAATGTTCCCGAATTCTTAGCGATACGACTAACTTTCTCTCTAAGTGTTTTAAGCGAGGGAGTGTTCTGAAGAAAACGAGCTTTAAGTTGTTGTCCCTCTTTCGCTCCAGCACCAACAACCTTCCCGAT